ACACTTAATTTAGCTTTTGCTAGTCCATTTTTTACACCGCTTGAATCAAGCGACATTTTCATTTTGATTTCACTTGCCATTGTTTAGCTGTTGTAAGTGTTTGGTTTTTATTGCTCGGAGCGATTCAGGCTCAAGCATCTTGTAATCTGGAATTGTTGTCACTCTGATGACGCGTTGCAGAGAAAATGCTTTGCGCAGTGGTAGCTTTAGCACCTCATCCGGGTGCATCGAATAACGGCTTGCAATCTCATCAATCATCGACGCATCACCGGAATACATAGAAACTGAGTTTGTTCTTGATTGCCTTGCTGATGATACTGATGATGGAAATTCATTTAAACTTGTGTTTATGTGATCAAGCACAACCTCAATCAGTGCCTCGGCCGTCTCTTTTTTCTTTAGGTCTTTTGCAACTCTGCGCTCAATCATCCAGAGCCGCCATTGTTTGAGTAGTGGGTTGCTTGTTTTCTTTTTGCTGTTGCGCCATATGTAATCAATGATTGCCTCCAACGTTGGCAACTCTGAGGAAATGAGCGGAGATTGCATAGCAAGCAGATCAAACCAAACTTGCACGGTCATAGGCTTGAGTATTTCACCAGCAACCTTATGCTCAACGCCAAACGTCGACCAGTCAAGCGAGCGGTTAAGCTCAATCTTTTTCCGTTCTTTCCGGTATTCCTCTTGCGTGTTCATAAAAAAAAAGCCTCGCCCGCTTTTAACGAGCAAGGCCAGAAACTAACGATTACAAACAATTACTTGCTTGCTTTTTTTGCCTTTGAGAGTTTTTTAGCTATGCCGCGTTCAATCAAGTCATTTGCCACACCTTCGCTGATTTCAACAATGGTGTCGGCTTTTTCGATCTTGCCTAAAATGGAATGATCTTTTAGAAGCTTGATTTTCATTGTTTAGCCTTGGTAAGTTTTAAGCAACACGTCGATTTCAAAAGTGTCAAAATCATCACCGCGTGCAACTTTTACATTGCTGACAACCAGCGTTGATGCAGTGCCAGAGCGGTCGAAATCATAAGTAAATTCATCACCTTCTGGAGGGAGCACAGTGCTTGTTGATGCTCTTTGGAGAGTTAGCGAACCGCTGATTGGATCAGAACCGGGACGTATCATGACGTCAGCACGGTCACCGTTTGCATCTGTACGTGAGATCAAGCGGTTGACTTTAGATGCGATGTCAACAGAGTCGACAACGTATGCAACGGAGTTGATTGTGACGGATTCCAAGCCTTGCGGCTGGTCAGCTTGTGAGTTGTAGGGAATAGACATGTTTTTATTAGTTTGTGAAAGTATTTAAGCACTAGGCCATGCGGATGTCAATATCGAAAAGTCACCCTCGAAAATGAGAACGGTTTCATCATAGCTGTTGTCGCTTGCATTGTAGGTTGTATCGGACGGCACAAGCCTGTTGATCCAGTAGTAATCAATCTTGTCATTCAAGCTGGCAACCTCGGCCGCCCTTGAGATGCTTAGTAAATGGCGAACTTTTGCCACAAGCTCGCGATGGTAGCGTGAAAAGGCTACACCCGGAACTGAGTTTTCATTGCGGTCAGTGTGTATGGTGATTTCAGCGGTATAGTTGTAGTGGTCATACTCAAGGTTTCCGTCAGGCTTTTCGGTCATGTGTTCATCTTCTGCCAACCCGCTGACTGAAACTTGTGCGCCAACGTAATCATCGCCCAACCTTTTTGGGTCGTTTGCCGTTGCTAACTCAATGCCGTTATCCAGCAAAAAATCATAAAACGATTGTTCAAGGTTGCCCTCGAAATTGAAAACTTCAATGTCTGATGTTGCTGGCATGATTATGTTTTAGCTCAATGCGTGCTTGCAGTCAAGACCGATTGGCTTCACGGACTAGCTTGCGCGTGATGAATCCCAACCTTTTATGCGCCTTGATTAGCCTGTTTCTTTTGATCTCTTTTAATATACTGCCTCTCACATGATACAAACCTTTTGCTCTGCCTCTTACCAAACCGACATATCCTTTGTTTCTTTTGCGTAATTGGCCACCACCGCTTGCGCTAGATAAGTTTTTTTGTATTGGTAAAGGCACTTTACCTTTTGATCCTAATGCCAGCGCAGCTTTTGCAAATGCCGCTTTTGAGCTTCCAACCTCAGAGAATAAAAACTTTTTGTATTTATTGAACACCGTTGTTTTAACAAACGGCTTGTCGTTGTCTGGTAGCGTTCTCGTTCGCCCTCTGCTACCTTTATTCTTTTTGTGCCATCTGGCAAGCTCGCCAATGCTTTGTAATACGCCCGGCGCAATACGTTCATTTTTGTAGTATATCGGCCGCCCCTTAAACTCTCTAATTGCCCAGTTGATTGTTTTAGCTTTCCTTGGTTGACAGATTGCCCATAAGTCATTTTCTATTGCAATCTTGCCTGTTTTGAAGTCTTGCGCTGTTCCCATTTTCAAACTTGCGCCCTTTGGGTATGACGCATACGGTGGCGTATATCTTGCAATCTCTCTTGCCAAAAAACCTGCTTGCTCGCGAATAAAGTTTTTTTCATCAACTCCAAACTTGCGAGCCAGCTTGACCAGCTTTGCATTAAATAAAGTATCATCAACCTTGAGATTTTTTTTAGGCATTTTTCTCCCTCAATGTCAGTTCATAGCTTTCCAAATCCTCTTGCACCTCCGTGATGACGTAGGTTGCTCTTTTGTTTACCCGCTTCAATATCTCACCGATGACGGGCTTGTTTTTAATCTGCGACTTGAGGAGCGTTGCGCTTGTTGTCACCTCATCATCATCACCAAACATCGTTCTTGAAACGTCCATTTGTGAGTCATCAAACGCGGCCTTGAACTGATCCGCGCCAATGCTGGCTGGCTCGCCAATCACGCTTAACGATTGTGACAAACCTGACTTTGCAAAACGCTCGAAAACATTCATGTCAACATCATACATTTACGGCGCGTGATGTCAATCATTCATAGTCCCTTACACCAATGAACGCCGGGAATCTCGGCTTGCCTCCATCAGTAAGCTCAAAAAATGAAAAAGTAACAAAGCTTCCTATTGGTGGAGGTGTTTCGCGTTGCTGGTTGGTGAGTCCTGTGCCTATCTTAAATATTTCACCGCAGAATGATGCAACCAATGCGCCAACTCTGCCAGCATGTTTGCCGTTGCCTTGCTCATAGCCCACAACTTCAGCCTCCGCTGATTGAAACCGCTTGATTTTGAGCAAGTCGTTTGATCTGCTGTGCTTGTATAGCGATTGAGGCTTGCGTATCATAACACCTTCAGCACCTAGTGTAATGAGGTCATGCTCGTATTGCTCTAAGTGATCGCGTGACGCGCATTGCACTTGCTCGACGACTTCGCACCAAGCTGGAAGTGTCAGAGCCGTCAGCGTGGCTTGTCGAGCCTCAAATGGGTTGCTGTCAATAACATCAAAAACCTTGAATGTGATTTTGTCCCATTTGCCAAGCCTGACGTTGCTGATTGTTGTCTGGAACTTGCCACGCCCGCAGAATAGCTCGCCATCAAGAATGGTGTCTGGCATTGCTTGCTTGATGTGATCAGGTGCAGGAAACACTTTGCCGTTTCTGCTTTTAAAGTTTGATCCATCCCAAACAGCCCGAACGCCGTCAAGCTTCTCACTCATCCACCATTCGCATGGGTCTTGGCTTCTGTATTCCTTGGCAAGCATTGGTTTGTGGTTGTTCATGCGCTTAAAATTACATGCAATAATTCAAAAGTAAACTATTAATGCACAAAAAAGCCGCCACCCGCGAAGGTGACGGCCTTGGTTGATTTGTTGTTTTACTTTGCTTTGCGCTTTGCTGTCTTTTTGGCAACCTTTTTAGCTACCTTTGCTGGCTTACAATTCAGCACCGCGAACGGCACAGGATTGATATACACCTCAACATGATCAAAGCCTGTAGCCTCGGAAGCTTTTTTCATTGCTTCATTTTCTGACAGCCCGCAACCGATGACCGATTGCGAGCCTTTAGAAATGCCGATTACGAAAGAGCGTTCCATGGGTCAAAGTTTCTAGCTTCCGTCCTCGATGATCTTGCCAGCAGTAGCGTCACCAACACCAGCACCAAACACAACGTCGAAGCTGTGCCATGTGTTGCGGCTTGCGGTGCTAACCCACTTGCAGATCTGAACGGTCATGCCGTTTGGAAGTTCTACGGTGTCAAAGTCAAGAGCCTCGCGGAGTTCACCGGTAAGCTCAGGTAGACGTGCAGCCATTGCGATGGATGAAACATCACCAACGAATCCGTTGACGTTAGTTCCTGCGCCTGACCAGTCAGTTGAGAGGCTGAAGCTGTCGAGGCCGTATGCTCCGTCAATTACTCCGAGGCTGTTCTTGTCGCTTGTGACGGCGAACTGTGACCAGAAAGAAGCATCAGCAACAAGGTTGCGCTGACCAAACTTGCCAGTTGCGGCAATGATGGTTTTGATGTCAGCAGTGGTGACAGTAGCCGGGGCTTTGTCGAGAACTGCTGCGCCATAGTTGGCGGCGGTCATCAAGCCTTTTACTACGCTGTCGAGCTTGTCTTGTAGCGCGTAAAGGTTGACCATTACCAGCTTCTCCAAACGGCGGCCAGATCCAAGTTCGGCTGGCGTGATGTGGAAAGGCTGTGAGTATTCGCTCATGCCAATCGAAACCGCTCCAAGAGTGCTGTCGCCTTGCTCGTAGTTGGTTGGGTTGGTGAGAGTGGTGGAAGCACCAGAAGCGAGATCAACCTGAATGGTTGAACGCGCACCGTTGCCGTTGTTGGTTTGTGCAATCGCGTCTGCGGAGAAGTTCGTTGCGAACTTGTCAAGAGGCGTTACCCGGTGCTGAGAAACAAGCACCTCGTTGGAGGCGATGATGTCAGCAATTGTGTTAGCGTCAAATGAATTGGCCATTGTATTGTGTTGTTTTGTTGTTTAGTTTCGCGCTTTGGCGCGGAGAATTTTGGTTTTGTTTGCTGCGAAAAAGTCGCGGCGGTCATCTTTATCAGAAATGCTTTCGTATCGTGCAAGCAATTGCTCATCTGTTTCAGCACCTAGCCCATCACCATTGTCGGCCACTGGCTCATGTGATGCAAGTTGAACAATCTCAGCCGCCTTGCTTGCAACTGCTGCCTCACTGACTTCTTTTGATGTCTTGATTTCCTCATCCTTTTCGATGATTTCGAGGTCAAGAACTTCAATTCTGTCAGCGGCTTCACTTACTAGCTCATTAGCT